TTACTGTGGATATCGTGGAGAACTTCATGATAAAGTTATGAAGGATTGGAAGAAGCAAAAGTCATTCTCCATCAAAACTTCTGGTTATCACTCTTACTTTGGACTTTCTGGTAATGTTCTTTCTAGTGACTCTGAGTTTGATGTTGATGATGGTGCTACCAAAACCCAAATCAAATCTGCCTTTGTTAAAAGTCTTCGCACCAAGAAAATGAATAAGAAAATTCTGAATGAGTTTATTGAACTTGTTGCTTGATAAATATTAAAAAGGATGTTTTTACTATAAATGAAAACTTTTAGGGAATTTATGGTTATCGCAGAAGGGTCTGTCGATTTTGATAACAAAAAGGCTCCTAACAGAAGTGGGTGGACTCCTGCTGAAAAAATGAGAGCCAAGATGAAGAGAACTGGGGTTGAGAATCCCGACCACAAACCTTCAGATAAAGAGTATGCCAGATATGGTGGAATGGCCTCTGCTTATAATAAAGGCAAAGGATATGAAACCAAAATGGGATTTGCTGGTAAAAAGAATAAGGATGAGAAGGGTAGTAAAATAGGTAGAGATCGTAGAGACGCAACTACACCAAAAGGTGTTAAAGATACAGAAAAGCATTTTAGTTCTGGTGGGAAAGCTGCTACTGGTCACAGCTATACAGAACGACCATCAAAACGTCTTGATAGAGATAATTATACCTACAGATCTGGTAGCAAAGATAGGATGTCTGTCATCCATAAAGGAGACACGGGAGAAGGCAGGAAGGGTGATGCCAAGAGAACCACATTTAGACGTGGTACAGGTAGACGTAAGAACAAAGGACCAACTGATTGAGGTTTATTGATAAATATTTTTATAGTATAGGTATTAAAAATGTCTAGATTTGGAGATTTAATTGGAGGTAAAAAGGCAGCTCCTGCTCCTGCTCCAGCACCTATAGTGGAACCTGTAGTAGAAGAACCTGTAGAAGTTACAGAATCTCCTATTGTGGACGAAGATACTACAAACTATGAAGAAGTAATCGAAGAAGAACTTGCAGAGATTTTCGCATATGAAAGTGATGTATCATTTCATGATATGTCAAAGAAAGAACTTGAGGAGTATGGTCGCACTGTCGGTATCGAACTGGACAGAAGACACTCTCACAAGAGGTTAGTTCAGGAGTTGGAAGAGTATTTGACCGATTCTTGAACTGTCCACTCTGCCCCCGACTCTGCCCCACTCTGCCCTATAATAACTTCAGTTGAAACAAACAAACTTACATCATGTCTTTCTCTGCTGATTACATCCGCACTTCACTACAGGGTCTTTATGGTGAATCTGTAACTAGTGCAGATATTCGTGCATGGTGTGCGATGAATGGTGGTAACTATCAAACCATTACCAACAAACTTTCTGATTACAAAGTTGGTCGTGGTAAGTGGAACCTGACTATTCAGGAAAAACTTGAGCAAACCTATCAGGCACCTCCTGCTATGCCTGCCCTTGAACAAAACCTTATTCCCCAGAAAGATGATTCCTTCGTCAAGTTTGGCAACTTCAGTGATCTTAAAAAAATTATTCAGTCCCGTTTATTCTATCCGACGTTCATTACAGGATTGTCCGGTAACGGAAAGACTTTCTCGGTTGAGCAAGCGTGTGCTCAGTTGGATCGGGAACTCATCCGTGTAAACATTACTATTGAAACCGATGAAGATGATCTTATTGGTGGTTTCCGCCTTGTTGATGGTGCCACCGTCTGGCACAATGGCCCAGTCATTGAAGCACTCGAACGAGGTGCTATCCTGCTCCTTGACGAGATCGACCTTGCCTCTAATAAAATTCTCTGTCTCCAATCTATCCTTGAAGGAAATGGAGTCTTCCTTAAGAAAATCGGCAAGTTTGTTCGACCCACTGCAGGTTTCAATGTCATCGCAACCGCAAATACTAAAGGCAAAGGTTCAGATGATGGACGATTCATTGGAACTAACGTGCTTAACGAAGCATTCCTTGAACGATTCCCAGTAACCTTTGAGCAGAACTATCCAACTCCTGCACAAGAGAAAAACATCCTGATGAAACTCTCTGAGGATACTGATTTCTGTGGTCGTTTGGTTGATTGGGCAGACATTATTCGCAAGACCTTCTATGATGGTGGTATTGATGAAATCATCAGCACCCGTCGTCTGGTTCACATCATCCGTGCCTATTCAATCTTCCAAGATAAAGCGAAAGCAATCCAAGTTTGCGTAAACCGATTTGATGATGAAACTAAACAAGCATTCCTTGAACTCTACGATAAAGTTGATGCAGACTTCCAACTCCCTGTGGAATCAGTACAAGACGGCAATCTGGGAAACCTTTCCTGATTTAGAGAACATTTGTGATTGGGCAGACTGGGAGGACAATAGCACCTCCCTCTCCGCCAAGATTTACAACAACAAATATATTCTCAAATCCAGGGAAGTTGAAATCTGGGATAACAAGTCCTGCATCTACAACAACATCATCTATCCAAAAACGGGTGAGAATTTACCCTGCTTCGGGATGGACTTGATGGGTTTTTTTGATAAGAAAGTCATTATTGTATTTGATTTTCAGCATCCAGTAGAAAACTATTTGTTCTCCCATCCAGACCTTCCAAAAGCAGATGGTTCTTTCCGATTTTTTGAACCAGGCAATCACTTCTCTGAGAATGTGTATGTTGCTAAATGTACAATGTCTGAAGTCAACGAACATCTTGATATCTTCAAGAAATACTTGACTGCTTACAAGAATATGCTAGAATGTGAACAACCTACTGGAAATGATTTTTCCACCTATTGCGACTTTGATTCTTATATGAAAAAGTTGGATCCTGTGAGTGGATATCTTTCCAATAAATTTGGTAAAGAAAAGGCAGACTCTTTAGTAAACTATTTTCTTTTCTGCTATGGTTAATTCTTGGTCTCTCCTATATGATGAAATTTTGAAAATGGATGATTACACACTTGACCTTACTATGAACGAAAACAGACGATACAAATATGATGAGGATACAATCCTCAAAGAACTAAACGATTATATTGCTGGCACATACAATCAGCATTATTCTGCTGGTGATGATAAAATTCAGACACTTGATCTGATTGAAGCATGTGGAGACGGTGAAGCATTCTGCCGTAGCAACATCCTCAAGTATGCCTCTCGTTATGATAAGAAAGGCACTGCTCGTCGTGACATTATGAAGATTCTGCACTATGCTGTACTCCTGATGCATTTCAACGACAAGAATGCACAACGTGAAACTTACCCACAATGAAACTTAAAGAACGTACAATGAAACTGTCTGACAATGCCCTTGCTATCCTGAAAAACTTTGCAGGAATCAACAACTCTATCCTTGTAAAAGAGGGCAACAAACTCCGCACTATTTCTGTTGCAAAGAACATTCTTGCCGAAGCAGAAATCAAAGAAGAGTTTCCCCGCGACTTTGCTATCTACGATCTCAATCAGTTTCTGAATGGTCTGAGTCTGCATCAGGATCCTGATCTTGACTTTCAGGAAGATTCTTATCTGAGTATTAAAGAAGGCAAGCGTCGTGTGAAGTATTTCTTTGCCGATCCTGCTGTCATTATTGCTCCTCCTGAGAAAGAGATTCAACTTCCATCTAAGGATGTATGCTTCCAAATGGATAGCGTAACTCTTGAGAAACTGGTCAAAGCTGCAGCAGTTTATCAACTCCCAGATCTCTCTGCAATTGGTGAGAATGGAGTCATTAAACTGGTTGTTCGGGATAAAAAGAACGATACTTCTAATGAGTATGCAATCGTAGTTGGTGAAACTGATAAAAAGTTTGAGTTTAACTTCAAAGTTGAAAACATCAAGATTATTCCTGGTGCTTATGACGTTGTAGTATCATCAAAACTTTTGTCGCAGTTTATGAATACTAAGCATAATCTGACCTATTATATTGCTTTGGAACCTGATTCTACATTTGGTTGATGACTGGATTACCTGAATTTTTTAAACAAACGTCTGATAAACCTTATGATCGCCATAATTATAAAGTGGTTAAATCAACAGGCGAACATGTTGTGGTAGAATCATGGGAAAAAGCATATTCAATGTGGTGGAATAGTCCGCCACATTTTCTTTCACATATTGAAGTCCTAGATAAAAAAGAGAAGAAAGGTTTCAAATGAGCGTTCAAT